CGCACTCATTTCAAAAAGGAATTAGATGTTGGCCGCGCCAAAGCTAATGGGAAAATAGGTAAGACCTTATTCGATAAGGCTATGGCCGGAGATACTGGCTCACTTATATGGTGGACTAAGACCCAAATGAGATGGGCAGAAACTCAGAAACACGAGATAGTACATACTGGTATTAGTATTAACGATGCGTTAGAGGCTGCCAAAGCACGGCTGATCTCTGGGGACATCATTGACGCGACGATCGTAGAGCCTCGCAAGCTTGAAGACGGGTCTGGGCAAGGGGAGACGTAAAAAAAGGCCCCTGAGGGCCTTTTGGTGCGTTCTTGAGCTATCAATCTTGGAGGGAGCAGAGGATGAAGAAAAGGAGGGCTAAGACGGCGATTTCAAACATGTTCAGTGCTCTAATGAGTTTGTTGAGTAGCGGTCGAGGATGACCCAGGCTTTGAAAACTTGGTGCTGGTCAATGCTGGGGATCGAGCCTATCTCCCGAGCTAGAGCGAGAAGGGCTAACATTGTGTCGCTGTATTTGGGGAGATTTGCATCGGCGAGCAGTTCGTCGGCGTCGATGATTGCTTGCATCATTTTGAGCACCTGTATGCGTTGCCCAGGATCGTCCAACGATAGCCACAGGACGTACACCCCAGCCTGCGCCGTTTAACGCCGTGGCGGGGGCTGTGGCGCGTTTCTAGGACACGCGCAGGGGCTTGGCACTTTGGGCAGTAAGTCATCTGTAGAACTCCCGTTCGAGCTGGTAAGTCGGCACGCTGAATGTGATCGAGGTCAAGATCAGGGCTATGCGAAATGGGTGGCCCTTGTTCAGCAGGGCGCACAAGTGGGCTTGGCGGGTCTGGTGCATTAGAAGTACATCCCGAAAACGAGGCCGCCGATGATGCCGAGGGCGATTGCAAAAAGGGCTTGTTTCATATGTGCTTTCGTTGCTGGGGCCGGAGCCCCTGGGTGGTTAGGCTTCGATTTGCAGCTTTTCTAATTGATCAAGCATATCGATCATGTACGCAGTGCCTTGTTCGTCAGTTACACGTACACCGCGAAAGCCCAAAATCTTCGCAGCTTGAGCTGTGTAGTGCTGCACGTCACACAAGTCGTCTGCGTCGTATTCTTCAAGATGCTGACGCTCGCTGATCATTTCTTCCGCGGTGTCAGCATCAACATCAAAGCGATTGCAAAACATCTCGACCAAGCCTTCGAGCTTCTCTGCGTCTTCGTGATAAAACAAGCTGCCGGCATTAATGACTTCGTTTTCTTTAATCTCGATGCTGTAGACAACGGCTTCACCGGCGCACATTTGGTAGACGCGGCTTGAGAAAAACAAAAACTCACCGAAGCGACCAGATTTGTTTATCTCAGTGATTTCTTTATGGCTTGTGTGAAAGAGTTGCATGATCATTTCCTTTGTGTTGCTGCGCTGTCTGTTAGTCATGTCGCGCAGTGATGTAAATGTAGCATGGTTCTAGTGTCTGTGCACTAGGGAAAACACTAGGCTATTAAGTTGTTGACAATGCTCTGTTCGCTTGCTATAGTTCATTCATCGCATCAAACAGCAGTCGCTGACCGATGCAAACACTAGGAGATAGAAATGATCAAGGTTACTTTCTACGTCTACTCAAAGATCTTGAACAAAGAGTTCTATAACGTCGAGGTCCATAAGTCTATAGACGACGCAAGGCTCAGGGCAATGGCACTCAATTGGCAAATACAAAAGGTTGAACAAGTTTGATGTGCCCGGGGGGCTAGCCCCCTCGCCAAGCTTCCCAGCTTGATACTGCACGATCATCTGTCGCGGTAGGCCAGACCCTGCGCTTTTTAAATCGAGGGGGGGGGTAGGGCCCTGCACGACCGGTCAAGCTGGAGGTAAGGTCTACACAAATTTTTATTTTTAATTTCTAGTTATCATTAACTAACTCACACTACATTCATCTCCATGCAAACCCCCATCTACAAGCCCAAAGAAGAGCAGGAGCTAATGTCCCTAATCTGGAGTCCCCAGATCAAGGACAACCCGTTAGCTTTTGTGATGTATGTCTTTCCTTGGGGGGAAAAGGGAACGCCGCTGGAGCGTTTCAAGGGCCCGAGAAAGTGGCAGCGTGAGGTGCTCAGTGACTTGGCGGAGCACATCAAGGCTAATCATGAGTTGGGGAAGGATGCGTTGCCTGGGGATGAGGTGGCGTACAAGGTGTTGCGGGAGGCGATCAGTTCGGGCCGGGGGATTGGCAAGTCGGCGCTGGTGTCGTGGGTGGTGATTTGGATGCTTTCGACCCGGATTGGGTCTACGACGATCATTTCGGCGAACAGTGAGCCGCAACTACGGTCGGTGACGTGGGCTGAGATCACGAAGTGGTTGGCGATGGGGATTAACAGTCACTGGTTTGAGATCAGTGCGACGCGGGTGCTGCCGGCAAAGTGGTTAACGGAGTTGGTTGAGAAGGATTTGAGGAAGGGCACGCGGTACTGGGGGATTGAGGGTCGGTTGTGGAGTGCTGAGAACCCGGACGCGTATGCTGGTGTGCACAACTTTGACGGTGTGATGGTGATTTTTGACGAGGCGTCGGGTATTGACGATGCTATTTGGTCGGTGGCGACGGGTTTTTTCACGGAGAACACGCCGAATCGGTTTTGGTTGGCGTTCAGCAATCCACGCCGCAATGTTGGGTACTTTTTTGAGTGTTTTGGGGCGAAGAGAGACTTTTGGAAGACGAAGGTTATTGATGCGCGGTCGGTAGAGGGCACGGACAAAGCGGTTTATGAGCAGATCATTGCGGAGTACGGTGAGGACTCGATACAGGCGCGGGTGGAGGTGTATGGGGAGTTCCCGGCTGCGGGTGAGGATCAGTTTATTTCGCCTGTTGTCATTGACGAGGCGATGAGTCGGCCAAAGTGGAAGGATCAGACGGCCCCGATAGTGATTGGGGTTGATCCGGCGCGTGGTGGGATGGATTCAACGGTGATTGTGGTGCGGCAGGGGCGGGATATTGTGGCGATCCGGCGGTATAAGGGGGACGATACGATGACGACGGTGGGCAATGTGATTGAGGCGATTGAGGAGTTTCGGCCTGCGCTGACGGTGATTGATGAGGGCGGGCTGGGGTATGGGATTCTTGACAGGTTGACGGAACAGAGGTACAAGGTTCGAGGGGTAAACTTTGGCTGGAAGGCCAAGAACCCGATCATGTGGGGCAATAAGCGCGCGGAGATGTGGGGCGCAATGAAGGAGTGGTTGAAGACTGCTTCAATACCGCAGGATCGGGCTTTGAAGTCTGATTTCTTGGGACCGATGAAGAAGCCTGACTCGTCCGGGACTATATTTCTGGAGGGGAAGAAGGAGATGAAGGCTAGAGGTTTAGCTTCTCCTGATGCGGCGGATGCGTTGGCGGTAACTTTTGCATATCCGGTGGCTAGCCGGGAGTACAATCCGAAAAGCGAGCGCCGTGTGACTATGCAGGGCTCTGGCGGTGCTGTTAACTCTTGGATGGGGTCGTGATGCCTCTCGTAAAATCCACAAGCAAAGAAGCGTTTCGCAAGAACGTGAAAGCTGAGGTAAGTGCTGGCAAGCCTGTTGCGCAGGCTGTGGCCATTGCATATTCAACCAAGCGGGCTGCCGCTAAACCATCTACTCCTAAGAAGAAATGAATCTAATTCCACTAAGCAACTGCGTACTGATTGAGCAAGATATTGAAAAGTCTAGCGGGCTGATTGTTTTGCCTGAGAGCAAGATGTCGAGTGGTGTGGTGGTTGCAGTTGGGGCTGGTCTTCGCAAGGAAGATGGCTCGTTGGTGCCGATGGATTTGGTGGTTGGTGACCATGTGCTGTTTGGGGAGTTTTCCGGGCAAAAGGTGAAGCATGAGGGTAAGGAATACCTTATGATGCGTGAGCCTGACGTAATTGGGGTTTTGAATGGCTGATTTGAGTTCGGCGGCATCGGTGGCTAAGGGTGGCAAGCGCGGCGGCAAGTCAGAGTCTGACGTGTTGGCTACGGCGCGTGCTCGGCTTAACATGGCGATTTCCGCTTACTCAGAGAGCCGCGAAGATGAGATTGACGATCTTCGTTTCTTTGCCGGGTCACCGGACAATCATTGGCAATGGCCTGCGGATGTATTGGCGACTCGAGGAGCTGTGCAGGGTCAGACGATCAATGCGCGGCCTTGCCTGACGATCAACAAGCTTCCCCAGCACGTTCGGCAGGTCACAAACGACCAGCGCCAGAACCGTCCGGCCATCAAGATTATCCCGGTGGATGACAAGGCCGATACGGAAGTCGCGGACATCTTTGATGGCTTGATGCGTCATATTGAGTACATCTCTGACGCTGATGTGGCATACGACACGGCCTGTGAGAATCAGGTTGCGTATGGCGAGGGCTACATTCGCTTGCTGACCGAGTACTGTAATGCAGACTCGTTTGACCAAGACATCAAAATTGGTCGCGTGCGTAACTCCTTCTCGGTGTACATGGATCCGACGATCCAAGACCCATGCGGTTCTGATGCCAAGTGGTGTTTTATCACTGAGGACATCCTGAAAGAAGATTACGAACGGATGTTTCCGGACGCGAACCCGATTTCTACGTTGCAAACGCTGGGTGTTGGGGATCAGTCGCTGTCGCAGTGGATCAACGAGGACACGGTGCGGATTGCCGAGTATTTCTACGTTGAGCATGAAAAGAAGACCCTGAATCTGTACCCTGGCAATGTTTCTTTGTTTGCAGGCTCTGCCGAGGACAGGAACATGATGGCGATGGGCATGAAGCCTGTTCGCACCCGTCAGGCGGATGTTCAGAAGGTCAAATGGTGCAAGATTAACGGCTATGAGATCCTGGAAGAACAAGATTGGGCTGGAAAATATATCCCTGTTGTTCGGGTTGTTGGTAACGAGTTTGAAGTTGATGGTCGTATCTATGTGTCTGGC